GTTCAAGTCCATAAGCGTTAGAGTCGACGAGCGGGATTTCGTTTTCAACTAAAACATCAACTAAAACATCTACGGTTTGTTCGGTAACATTCTTATCATCTTTGTCAGATACATATCCGATTAGAGTTGCAGGCACTTCATAGTACCACTTTTTATATGTTTGGGTTGCTTCTCCAGAGTCACCAGTCTGTCCATCAGTCCTTCGGATAATACCTTTTTTGTAAAGCTCAAGGTATTCATTTCTTATGGCGGCGCGATCGTCTTCCGTTTGGCCTCTTGCTATTTCGTCCGCATGGACAATATCAATATATGATTGAATCGGAGCAGTGTTGAGTGTAACTGTGCCACTACCGTCGGCCGCGGTTGTGCGGGTCAGTATGTCTTCCCATCTAATGAAATAACAATTGCCTGGATTTGCAACGTCAAGGTCATAAACCGTTCCAGCTGTATATGTTGGGAATGCTGCTGGATCAATAACCTCATCGCCAGAGTCATTTGTACTAATCAGATCAGAGTTAGTTGTTATTTGTTGTGCCTTTAAGGAGTCAAGAGCAACAAACCTAGATGAGTTGATATTAGAGTGTTGGTTATATGTGCCAATGTACTGCCAAATTATTCTTGATTTATCGTTGCCTGCCTTTGTTACAAACGGCTTATACGATAATCGAGTCTCGATATTCACATCCTGTAACATTGGCGAAGTTCCAGCTGGCGGACTTGTGGAACGGTCAGAATACCGTTGTGTTGTCGCTCTAGCCAGAGCGAGAAAGATATGCCCGTTAACTGTGATATAACATGGACTTTCCTGAGTGCTTGTATCAACATAGAAACAAGCTGGGTCGTACTGGTCATAGAGCTTATATTGTGCTGTTGCAGAATATTTGACTGCTGGAATAACAAAGTCTAAATCATTTTCAGAAATTCTATACAAACCAATTAAGTTCTCCTTTGAGATTCTTTGTGAACTAAGAGCACCTGATGGATACGGCGCGTCTGGTATATTCGATTGACCAAAAGTACACGAGGATAGGTCATTTGCTGTTTCTGCCCAAGGGAATGGATGTCCAACACCAACGTAATATGCTGTTGTTGTTAATACTTTAGGATCCCTACCTGCGTATTCTGCGATAGTTGTTGCCGCTGGTTCGGTACTGCTCTTTGTTTTGACGTCATCTCTAAAGAGGTTTGTTGATTCTCGTCTAAAGCTTTCTGTAATAATTGCTGCCATGTCTTTATTTATTTAATAGTTATCTAAATTGAATTCGTTTTCTACCGGAACTGGTGTGCCTGCTATAAGGCCTGGATACGCTGCAGGTATATACTCTAGATTTGTTACACCAGATGGATGGAACTGATTCTTTATAGTAGTATTGTTTTCTGTTATCTCTAAACCATATCCAGTTTCTGGTTGTCCTGCTGTAATCTTAGATTCCGCAAACCAATGAGACGAGTTGTTTACCGTAATTTCATACACATCATTTGGATTCGAGCCTGTAGAAGGGTCCGTATCGCTTATGTCTTGCCCATTCTCATCTTTCTTTGTGCCTGTTCCAAACGTGTATTGAACATAAGAGTTGGGGTCACTTGGATCAGCTCTACTACTATTAAATGGATTTGTATTGAGAAATGAAAACTTAACCTCATTTTCAGTCATGTTTGCGCCAAAGGCAATATAGTCATTGTCTTTTGTGCCTAGATTTAATGGATGTATGTTAAACTCCTCAACCTCATTAAGTTCTTGGCGAGTCTCTTCCCACGGTTCAAATGGGTTTAGTTCTAAGTGGTCGTATATAGGACCGGATATGATATTGTCTTGGTAACCACCACCCCATGCACCACCATCTAACCATTTTCCAGTTGATTGGAACTCTTGGTGGAATGTAGAAACAACTGGATTATCCTCAGTTGACTCTAACGATTTGGTGAATACACTGTATGTTGCTCTTAGAAAGTAGTCGTCAACGCCTGGAATAGGTCTAACATGTGTGAGGTAATGATATAAACCTCGTTGGAATGCAACCAATAGGAATGTGTAATCGAGGTCTGTGGTTGGCTGTAATGTAGGAGTATGCTTACTAGGATTTTTCTGCCAGTCGATGAAGTACCATAGATCGTCAGGATCATTTGGGTCCATCCCATTGAATGTGTCATTGACTAAGTCGTTAAAGCCGTAATCATAATCAACCGCTCTGATTGCTAGTCTTAAAGCAGACAACTCTGAGCTTGTCATATCTGGAAACGCTGTAGTAAGATCAGGTAATGTACTATCTGGATTTGCCCTAAGATAATTAAGCACTTCAGCTTCTTCTGGAGTTGGATCAGATAGCTTAATAATATCATCATCAGATATTATATCTCCACGGCCATTCACCCACTGATCGTTCTCTTTCACCCATATAGACATACGGATACCCGTGTCAAGCTCATTGAATGAAACATAAATCTTGTCAGATGCGCTGTCCCATAACTGAATGTACTTAGATACATCCGGATCCCATAAGTTGTTATTGGTCATCTCAATCGCAACCTTAACAAAGAACAAGAGTCCAGCTGGGTGAATGAAGTCCTTGTATTCTTGTCTCCATAGATGCGTTGGCACTGGTGTGGATACAATATATGAAAACGTCTGCCATTTATATGAGTCTTGGACATGAAACACGTCCTTATCTCCATCAATCACTGATTTGTCATCAGATGAGCTCTGGAGAAACTCATTAGGGTATACCAATTGGCATAACTCACCATAAAAGATACGGAAGAACTCTCGAATAGAATCTTCAGATCCTCGGTTACGATAGTAGTCAACAATAATCTTAAGCAACTCTCGCTTACCCAAGTTACGTGATGTCGGGATGTTCTTAGCAATGATTTGCGAGATGGCTTCAATATACTCATCATCAGCAGAGTCAAAGTCGTGTTGTTGTGTTAAGGTCTGTATGTTATAACTTGGACCTCCACGTTGGTTCATGAACTTATAGTACTCTTCGAGCAACCGCACCAACGCACTAGCATCATCTGTATCAGTATATCTGCTTGGCAGAACTGTTTGTACAGATTCAATCTCGATGGCGGCAGATGTTGCCAATCCAATAGAACTATAGTTATCCATATCTAATATTTATCGTACTTTGTTGAATCCCTCTTGAATAGATGAGATTGGGAATGCTTTAATGGTTGTTGACACTTCATCAATACTCAACAGTTTGTTATGAGTAGATAGAATATCATTAGATGCTGGGTTGAGAGTAATAGACAGATTGAGGTTTTTGTCTGATCTTAGATTCTCCATTGTCAGTATACCATTAGCAAGGTCAATCACACCGATCTTTTTGTTCTTAATCATATTGTTATTGCCTCGTCCATCATCAATATACAGATAGACATCACGGTAACCAGTACGATCTGATGGCTCATCTTTAATAGTGACGGTTCGTCCATGGATCAGCCACGGGAAATTAGTTGAGTGGTGAACGATACATTTACCGTCAACCACATCTAGAGGAGCACCATAATCCAATCGAGTGATTGAATTACGACGGATAGCTGTTGTGTCACCCGAAATGCTCATTGTCTGCTTTAGATATACTCGAACATATGAGTTAGTAATGGCAACATTTGATGCATCAACCAAGTGTAGGAAGCTAGAGTATTTAAACTCAGCACCGAAGGTGTTAAGGTCAGTGAGGTTGTGATAGTGTACAACCTTTTCTCTGATATAGTTCTCAAGCTCAAAGTTGTCAAATGGGGTAATTCGTGGGTCATATTTAACAAGAATGTCTAAGACGAGATTCATCTGTTCTGCATCAACGATAACTGGAGTAAGAGTAAGCACCTTCTTATCATTAAGGAATCGGATTATCTGTTGTCTATCGGTTGGAGATAACTGAACTAGCATCTGACCTGCATCACTAGCAGCGTCATACTGCTTAGCAGCAATGAAGATTTTACCATATTCAGGCGGTGTATTATCTTCTCCACCCCATACAGATACTGATTGAATCATCGGGAAGTTCTTAAGAATAAGGGAACGATAGTCGCTTGCGGTAACTGCTCTGTTCTGTGCGCGGAATGATTCAACCGCATTTGCTTTAATACGTTCGATCTCCTCCTTATCAGAACCACCAGCAGAACGATCTCCAGGAACAACCGCAATATATTTGCCGCTTGAGATATAAAAATCATTAGACTTAATAGATGATGCTGGAAATGTTACTGAGAAGTTAGCTCCGTTAACGCCATTGCCGTCCTCACCTCGAGTCTTTAGATACTCGATAGTCATAGTGCCACCATATACAGTCGGTGTAGATAACTCATCTGAAGACATATTATCGTTTAGAGTGATCTCATAGAAGCCAGATGAGTTCTCATTAATCATATAGGTGTGTCCATCTAGAATATCAGTAACATTCTCGTATCGAGTGTATACCACAGGTTTATTGTCATATTCAACTACCACATTGATCTTTGAGATGTCGACATTCTTTGCTGGAATAACATACCGACCGCCTCGAACAGTTTTATAAGTCTCAGTCTCTATAGACCCTTCATATGCAATAATAGGGTTATCCTTAGGAATGATATACAGTTGCCTTGTTGTGTCCCACTCTACAATGTTGTCGTTGATATATCTGCTGAATGTAACAAAAGTACGAGTGTCATTCTCAAATGTAGTAGTGAATCGAGTACCATGTGGAATCTTTACAATATTAGGTTGATCATTCTTATTATTTTTTAATGTGAATGAACCCAATAGTCTGATAGTGGCAGCAGTGGATGATTTTGGTACATAACCAAGCAACTTAGCAGCAGACACCACTGAAGATCTCAACTGAGCGGAGTCAATGAATGATTCGTTGACCGCCATATGAGCAGTAACCGCATTAAAGTGTGTGTTGTATGCCAATAGGTCCATAATGGCATTAAGATTAGACCCTTCAAAGTCCCAGTCAGTAAAGTCACCACTAGGGTTGTCTTTAAAGTGCTCGATCAGCTGTTTTTTAATGCTGTCAAAGTCCAGTTTAGTTTCTGTTAAATTCATTATCGTATTTTAGTAAGTTTAAATGCGTGTTCCACTGATCCTGCAATGTCCATGACATACCGAATGTTGACCGTGTATGCGTTACCAGCGGAATCAGGAATAACCTCGACGTCAAGGTCTCGCACCCGTGGCTCGAATCGGTTTATGCCTTCTTCAATCTCGTCACGAATCAACGCTGTTGTAATATGGTCAATCGGTCTAAATAACAACTCTGGTACAGTTGTTCCGAACTCTAGATTAAACGGTCGTGTGCCGCGTCTAGTAAAGACTATATTCTGAATTGCATTATTCACCGCATCAGCATCCTTGCGAACAATGGCTCGCTTAGATATAGGGTGAATTAGTTTATCAGACACATCAACAAAGACAGGCTTCTTCTTGGTCTGTTCGTCGGTGTATACTTGATAAAGTTCGTTAAGAGACTTATCTTCCATAGATCTATTTATGGATTACATACGGTCTTTCGCGTTGTTGTCACCAGTCTCAACTAGTTGGAGACGAATGTCATGCAATTGGTTCTTTTGAATCTTTTCCTTATCCTCACGGGATACATATAAACCAATCTTCTGATTAAAGATAGTATCATCGTCATGTCCAACCACTATAACTTCTCCAGTTGGATTGTTGCCAGTTGGGTCATATATGGTAGCATCTTTAGTGTACATCACCAACTTAGTGCCAATAGGCAATAGATTAGTAACTAGTGTCTTGCCAGATTCATAAGGCATCTTAGTCTGACCGAACTTAAACTCATCAAGGTGTCTGTATGAGTGAAGGATGTTCCTATTGTCTAGTCGCTTCTCATCTCGCTCAATGTCTTTGTTATGCCATTTGACCCACATATCCTTAATGTATTGTGGTCTGTCAGATGGTATCAATTCAAGGAACTTAACATAGTCGACATCAATACCGCCGGTGAGTACCAAGTTCTTGAACTCATTCCCGATGATGTTATTGCGCTCACGGATTAAATCCATGTCAGTCTTTTTCTTAGCTGGTTCATAGTCGTTATCATCGTCATGTCCCCCGAACATATACTTCAAATCATTAAATGACTCTTTAACCGAATCAAATGAGCCTTCGACCACGTTTAACATCGAGTCTAATTGTCCTGAAAGAGTGTCCTTAAAGTGTTGTGATAAGTCGTCGCCTGAGACATCATATTGACTCTTGATATAAGCTCTTGATGTTGTTGGTGAATATGTACCTGCATCAACCATGTCAAGCAGAGTCCTCGCGGCCATATGAGACATATTCTCGGCTTTAATCTGCTCTGCCATCGAGAGATTAGGGTTAGCAGCAAATCCAGTAACTGAATCTAGAATGCGTGACTTCATAGTAGTCGACGAATTCTTCCTATTAACCTTAGCATAATCCACAGGTGTTGGTGGAATCGGCAATGTCTTAAAGTCATCCTCTGGCTTAGGTTTCTCATCTGGTTTAGTGTGAATCAAGTCACGAGGCTGAGGGTTCATGTTATAGAGTGACTTGCCTAATCCAGTAAGAGTGTGTTTAGATGCCGTTCCTGCAGGCATTCCACTAACACCTAATAAGTCACAAGGGTTAAAGTTTGCAAGGTTCTCAATGAAATCAGTAGCGTTGTTAACCATACCAGAAATCTGTTGTACGATCTCTAGTTTCTCAACGTATGACATAACAGCAGTTTGGAATTTAGCAACTAGTCCAGCAAGACCATCCTCGATGATTGAAACCACGTTTTGGTAGATTGTCATGACTGATTTGTATAGACCCATAATGGTTGCCATCAATGCGCTAATAGCAGATGAGATATAAGGCACAATTGGTATTGCATTAATAGAATCTATTAGACCCATAATCATTTCCATTATTTTCTGGATGCTTAGGTCAACTATACTCTTAAAGCAGTCTTCAACATTCTTAACAAGGCCAGGCCCAAGGTTTGCAGCAGCTGTTCCTAATCCAGACACACTGCTTACTGCACCGTTTACTATAGAAGTACCAGCATTAGTAACAGTATCAACTGCACCTGTAACAGTGCCAACAGCACCATCAACTACAGAGCCTACATCTGGAATCGGATTCTGTGCAATAGATGTAATAGCAGATGTATCCAATCCAGATTGTCCTACTAATGCGTTCTGCAGAGCTCCTGCTTTATTAATAGCTTCATTAATAACGTAATCTTGAATGTCATCATCGTTATCTGCCGCAACACGACTAGTGTCGATGTTCATCGTTCTGGCTAACTCAGTTGTTACAGCGGCCTTTGTTGCCGCAGCTTCTTTAATAGTTGCTTCGTTTTTAGCCGTTTCTTCAGCAATACGCGCATTTGCATCTTCTAAAGCAACTTTTGCGTTGGCTACTGCTTCTTTAGACGCTTGTTTGTCCAACTCCACCTGAATCTTTATGATTGCTTTTTGTGCGTTAACCATACCTTTGTATCTGGGCTTAAGACGATCAAGCTCATCTTTTGTTTCAGCCAAGTCATCATTATACCCGTCGAGGACAACCTGCGCCGCGTCCCGCTCAACTTTTTTGGCATTGCGTTCATTAATAGCGGCTGTTTCAGCGTTTGTTGTTGTTGTGACATTAGCTTCTAATTGCGCCATTGCATCAGGTACATCAGCAAGAGAACTAACTCCAAGCTCCAATAACAACTCATTCAACTTTTGAACCTCCGTGGTTTGTTTGTCTGTGTTATTTGGATCCGCAACAACTGCATTATGTGCTTGTATATACGCATCGTATTTTGCATCAGCACTAGTCTTTGCAGCGACGGCATCATTTTTAGCATTTGTTGCGGCCGTCGCACTAGCAACTAGGGAATCATACTCGTCAGTTAACGCATCAACAACAGCCTCCTGTGCTGGTATTATCTCTTCATTGAGTTTATCAATTCTATCATTGAGCCTCTCAGATAACGCGGACACATATTCAGCACTCTCAATAACCAGATCTTCATAGTCGTGTAGATCCAGACCAATATCATCATATTTTGTGGGGGCTAAATAATCAAGCGGCGCTAACTCAACTACATTATGGTTAGCATCATAGTACTTAAACGATGTTAGCCCTGTTGCTGCTATTAGTATTATAGTCGGTTTATTTCCATTCAGTTCAGTCTTCCAAAAGCCAGGCTGTAAAGTCCATTCCCAATGCGCAATATAATAATCTTTCCATTCGTATTTAGATGGATTTGGATTATCGTTAGTTATTGGCAGAGCCGGTCTATCATAGTTCATATCTTTTATTTATTAGATTATCACGGCAGACTCGGACCGCTCGCGGAAGTACCGGTCTCAACCAAACCGTGAACATGGCCGATTGCATTCCACGCACCACCCTTGGTTATAAAGTTGGCCATTGATGTAATTGGGCCAGTGGCCACAATAGTAGCAGCAGTATCCACTGGACCTGTAAGAGTACTTGTTGTTTCCACAGTTAATTCCATGAGTGTTGTAACGCTTTCCAATGCTGATAAAATGGGTGATAGGATTGTCATTTCTTCTCCTGCATTTATAGTTAATGTTGTTTTAGTATCAATAGAAACACCTGCAACCATGTTAATGCCGAAACTACCACCACCGCCAGAAATAGTAACACCAGCAGTACTGCGTAGGCTTGAACCTGTTACGGACTTGATATTAGCAGATCCTAATGTTGCTGTAATATAAACGCTCTGTGCATCTGCTATAAGACTACCATTAGCAGATTTCATATCAACACCACCTGGCCCGAGAAGCGTCAGATACGAACCGCCTCCAGTAGCTTCAATATTCATAGAACCTACTGATTTGAAAGAACCAGATAGTCCTGCAGATATACCAAATCCTCCATCAGAACTCATATCAGACTTTGCGGTTGACTTAGTAATAAAGTTACCACATTGAACATTGAATGATTGAGATGCTCTTACGTTAAAGTTAGTGCATTGGAAATTCACGTTGCCACCTTCAGCAGAATCAACAACAACTGTTAAGTTGCCGTGGACTCGCATCACCCGTGAACCTTCAACCTCGAGATGGTCAGAACCGGCAACCTTTTCCTTCTTGTCTCCTCCAGTTAGATGTGCTATCCAAGAGCCATAAGGAGAACTTTCACAGCGCTTTTCGTCGCCGGGAATATCAGACCTTTCTGATAACCATCCGCCTGCTGTCTTCTTAGATGATACTAATACAAAGCCAGGATTCTTAAAGATTGGCTTCTGTAGTGCATTAATTGTTATTTTTGGTAAAAATGAGTCAGCCATTATGTTTATATCTATATGTTAAGGTTTCAAGATTTTAACAACATATGCAACGTTATCTAATCTCCTAGGCACTTCAAATACTCCATTGGCGCCTTGCTTACTCTTATCTGGACCAGAATATGTAACATCTCCTTGTAGTGTATTGATAACTCCATTTGCATTTGGAGGATCTGTAGCAAAAGCCATCTGAACTTTATTGTTCATTACAACGATGTCACCCATATGGATGTCGCCTGCGGTTGGATTGTGTATTACATTAGCGTATCTTGAAGCGTTTGCCCACTCCTCTAATCCTTTTGCATCTGGTGAAGCCCATAATGCCTCTTCAGGAATAACACCTGAATCTTTAACAGCTGCTTTAACAAATGCACCAGACCATGGAGTTCCATTACCTTCAGGCTGACCAATAGCATCCCAAACCTGATGCACTGCTGATGGTGGAACAGGTCCAACGTTTTCAAATGCCTTTGTAATTACAGTAGCGCCTTGCGAAGTTCTTGGGACTCCATCTTTTGATGCTACTTCTCCATCGGGTGGACCATCATATTGTCCAGCAGGTCCTGATGGGTCCACGTTACTTGCACCATATGTTGGACTGTAGTCGTTTATATCTGAAGAGCCAATACCTTGAGCGCTTGCATTATAACCGCCTGCTAGAGACCCAAGAACAACCAAATCCTGAGCATCAGCGCCGTCTCTATAGTAACCAACCACCCAAGCGCCGGGTAACAAACTGGTTAAAGACCCAAAGTCTTGTCCTGTACCAGAAACGGTTACAGGATAAACGCATTGCGCCCAAGGTAAATCTTCTGTTGGCAGTAGAGTTGTGTCTGGATTGTGTAATTCAAACACTCTTACACGAACTCGTCCTTGTCCCAAAGGGTCATTAGAGTCTTCTACTATACCTGTTACAATCTTACTCATATCGTTAAAGTTACTTATGCCATACTATTCATGTCAAAACCATTCCCATTTGGATTCATATTGTATAGAGGAACATTTCCTCCAGCGCCTCCCAATGGTGCAGCATTTGGCGTTGGTCGGTCCATATAGATGTCACCACCGACAAGATTTGGACTATTAATCGGTTTAGGCTTGACCAATCTAGCTCGAGATACAAATACACCGTTATTGAACTCATGCACTATAGAACTAATCAAATATAGTCCGCACAGAGCCTCGTCTTTTTGCTGAAGTTGCGCATTGGATATACTTGGTTTGTTAACGTCCAACTTAAGCAGTCGGCCAGGAGAAAGACCAAGGTCACCAATAAAGGCAGCTGAATAACCAGATGTTTCCAATTCAGCCGAAGCATATGATTGCTTAAGCATAGCGTCACAAGCCAGTCTAGGAATAGATTTAAATTCAGTTGATGATATAGCAGGTGCTATCTGTGTTGGAGGCGGCATTGCTACACTGTTTTCTCCACCCATGACAGGGTCACTTGCTTGAGGTAACGCATTGTTTTCTGCAACAGCGCTATCACCAGTATCAGCTGGAGCTCCTCCAGACGCTTGATTACAAATAGCAAGAGCATCTCGTACCTCATTCTTAAATCGGTTACGGATACCTCTGTTAAAGTCTAGATCAGATCCTTGGAAGTGAGCCAGTTTGCCATTATCACCTTCTCTAGCTCGTTCAGCATATATCATCTTAATAACATCAGCATCAGACATACCTTTGAACGAAGAGATATTATTGCGTCGCATAGCAGGTTTGATGATATAAGCGATTGCACCACCCGAACCGTGTTGTGCTGTTAAAGATGCCATCATTGCCTGTATGCCTGGGTTCTGTAGATTGATACCTCTAGCCTCAGCTCGTTTCATGGTTCTATTCAAATCAGTCTCACGAAAGACTCTATCTTCAGCAGCCTTGAATCCAGCAGGATCTCGTCTTGCTAACTCTTTCCACTTAGCATTAAATGCACTTGTTGTTGGTTTAAGTCCAGAAAACTCACTAGCATATCCCGACTTTCTAACAAAGTTCATAACAGAACCGCCTTGGTTCTCGGGGTCATATGTGAACTGGTATGTTCCGTATGATTGACCACCACGGTCTCCTTTACCACTTGAGATGAAACTAGAACCACGTCCAGATGTTTCGTATTTCAGAATCAGCTTCTTGTGTTTTTC